TAACATATGGCAAATCTTTACCATATAAATCTTGAAGTTCAATGCCATAATTCCAAGAATAAATTTCATATTCATATCGTTCAGTGTTAATAATTTTTAGCACTGATTGTTTTATTGCTTCAACATCATCAACCTTACCAACAAATATATTTTTATCAGTATTCATAGCGTAAGTTAATGACGGTTCTTTTTCAAAAGAAAATTCAACATCAGAATCTAAATCTTCATCATAATCATCTTCAAATATTTCTGTATTAGGTATCATTAACTCACCACCTTATGAAATAGTATCAATAACCAAAAATTGTTGACCACCTGATTGTCTAATCAGAACAACTTTTTTATTATTGGTAAGATTTTGTTTTGTGTTATCACCAACAATTAAAAAATCTTCATCAACCAACAACTGTTGACCTATTGATATTTTTAGTGGTGATACTGATTTAATTTTACCTATAACAATATCACAAGGTTTTGAAGCGTTAAATGCATCCATAGAAATTTGCTTTATAAGCTTAACTAATGATGTATTAGCCACTAAAATCACCACCTGATAAAATTAAATCCATAGTATATTGATTATTCTTAAATGTGTGGGTTACTTTTTCAACTAACATATAATTTGCTATTTTCACATCAAGCAAATTGAGAACAACAGGAACAAGAGAACCTGCACGAACAGATGTATTACCTATAACACCTGAAATGGAAAGGCTTTTTGTTTTCTTGTTATACAATTTTAAATATGCTTGTGATTTAAGTTTACCAACATCAGGATCATCAATTTTTTCAAGATATTGTAAAACACCCCATTTGTTTATATTCTTAGAAGATTTAGCAACATATAAATCATATGTACCTTTATCTTTATTTTCATAAACAAGTTTGATTTGGTTGTATGTTTCTTCATCAATACTTGATTTGTAAGTATAATCTTCAGCTGTTTCTTCATCAATAAGACAACTGTTAACTTTCATATCAGAAACATTTGATAATCTGATTTTTCCAAATTCATCATATAAAACATATAATTTTTCTTTAGTCATTAAAGTTTCATCCAAAGCGTTTTGGATAATTTCAAATAATTCAATGTTATCTTCAACGGCTGACATTTTATATTTTGTATCAGCAAGTTTACCACAATTTAAAGAAAAACGGCTTCCTATTAGTTTTACAACCTCGGAAGCTGTTTTTTTCTTGTAAATAAATGTGTCTTTGTTTTTGAAGTATCGTAACTGGTCATACGCTGTATATGAAATAACTTTGTCTTTACTCATTTGTTTAGTAAAGACAAAGCCATAAAAGAATTTATTGTTATTAATGTAGATAGCAACAGCATTACCTTCTTCAATTTTAAAGCCACTTTCATATTTAGCATTAAAAGTAACTTTTCCCGGTGTACCTTTTCTTTCCCATACAATCTTTAAATCATCTTGTACAGGAACAGTAAATTTTTCACTTTTGCTGTTAGTAATAATTAACTTAACATTTGCTGAAGGTAATTTGTTGGTTTCATTAACTGTAGCACTAATAGTTGTGCTACTTGATGAACTTTTGTTATTAAGAATTTTTTTAAGATATGCTAATTCTGTATCGCTTGTTTTGGTAGTAGATGTTGTAGTGCTTGATGTTGTGCTACTTGAATTAAGGTTACTATATGATGGAACACCATAACCGGTAATTTGCTTGTTTGTTAAAGCTCTTGTAACCCTCGTTACCTTGTTATTATAGTTACCTTCAACAGTATGTACATTTGAACCTTTAACATATTCTACAATCGCCACGTGGGAAGCACCTGAAGATTTAAGATACATAATATCGCCCCTTTTAGGGGTATATTTACCTTTGTACTTAAACTTGTTCTTGTTTTTAAACCACTGCATACCTGTTGTGGTAGAAGCTGTTTGTGGCACATTTGATTTTTCATTAGCTTTGGTTGCACACCAAGATACAAACATATGACACCAAGCAACACCATTCATTCCAAACCATTTACCATATTTGGTTAAGTTATCGCCTGATTCTTTATAACCGATTTCACCAATAGCAATATCAACTATATCTTTTGCCATTTTTTCACCACCTTATGAAGGCAATGTTAATTTAGTTCCGGGGAATATCCAATGCCCTGTGGAAGAAGATTTATAGCCGTGCTTTTTTGCTGTATTTTCAATCACAGTTTTATTAAGATTATAAATTTCTTTCCACCTATTAGCATTGCCTAATTGCTTTTTAGCAATGTTCCAAAGACAATCACCTGATTTAACAGTATAAGTTTTAGCAGTGGTTTTGGTTTTCCTTGTTGTAGTTTTTTTAGCAACAGTTTTTTTACTGGTTGTTTTTTTCTTCACAACAAGTTTTTTTGAACCCCATTCTTTATACTGCTTCATAGTTAATTTAACTTTTATATCCAAGCCTTGTGAATCAGCATCTTCAATTATTTCATAATCTTCAATAGTAACTGACATATTAGTATCAAATAAAAGTTTTTTACCATTAGGGCTTGTTCTTGACATAATGAATGTAACAGCTTTTTTATTTGTTTTCCATTTTTCAAGTTTTTTTAAATACCAATCTGCACTGTGAAAAGTGCCTTTTTCATACAAAGCAAAAGGATATTTAGCAACTAAAGGTAACAACAAATCATCAATAGTAATATCAGTTAAACCCGGTGATTTAGTGTAATTAACTTCACCTTCATTAATAAGATTAACAGTTGTGTTTTTATTTGATATTTTTAAACTTAATTTTGACGGTGTAACAGGAAACAATACATTATCAATATACATAGCATACATATTAATACACCCCTTCTGAAACAGCGTACATTTCTGCTTCAATCTTAGTTCTTAAATGTTCAGCAATACCATCTAAATCAGTATCATTGTTAACATTATTATTGTTAGTCATATTTACTGTTATTTCTGCCGTGGTGAATCTATTGATTGCTTCTTGTTCTGCTATATCACGAATATATTTTAAATCTTCAGATGTAGCAGATAAAGAATCAGCAATATCACTTGTGTTACTTGCAGTATCAGAAGTATTGTTTTCTGTTGAATCCAATAAATCTTGAAGTTGTTTTGTTGTGCTATTATCAGTAGTAAGTGAATCTGTTAACCCTTTAATCTTGCTATCAATTTTTTCACCTGCTGAATAACCTGTGTTATAAGCATTTTTTAATGAAAGTCTGCTTATTTGTGGTGTTTCTAATTCGATTTTTTCAGCATTATCATTTGTTCCCCAAGAAGTTACAGTATCTTGTAATGATGATAACCCTGCTGTCCAATCTGTTCCAAAAATAGCATCAATTATAGTTGTAACTACTTTACCTAATGATAAGAACCAAGATATGATTTGACCAATTAAATTAGCAACAGCATCACCAAAACTGTTAAATCCACCATTAGCTGCGTTTAAAACCCATTCTATAATTCCGATAAATGGTTCAACAAAGATTGAATATATAATTTGAATTATAGAATTAATTATTCCAATTATAATATCAAGAATTAATGCACTAGTCCAAGCTAAAACACCTAAAATAATACCTGTTGCAGATATAGTAGTGTCTTTAACTTTATTAATAACAGCAATTACTGCGTAAATTATTGCTATTACAGCAATAATAGCAATTACAATCCAAGTTAGAGGACAAGCAAGAAGTGCAGCATTAAATCCATATTGTGCTGCTGTAGCTGCAAAAGTTGCACCAGTTTTCTTTGCTAATGCAGCAGTATGTACTGTTTCTGCAAATGCTTTTACACTTTCAATACCGGCTGCAATTCCATTAATAGTGTTCATTGCTAATTGTGCTGTATAATACAATCCTAACGCTGTAACAATACCACCTAATATAGGTTCAATTATTGACCAATTATCAATAACAAATGAACCTACATTTTTAATCAAATTGAGCAAAGGGGAAAGCATTGTAATTGTTCTATTAGCAAAATCACCAATTTTACCAAGCACTGTTTCCATTGTATCGCCAAAGTTGGTTATACCATCAAGAATTGTTCCAAATCCTGCATTGGTTAAGCCTTCATTTATGCTATCAATTACAGAAATTAAACCCCTTGTAACTGCTGCTTTCATATTTGAAATGGATGTAGCCCAAGTTCCACCTGCTTCTTTAGCTGCACCTGCAATTGAAAGTACACCATTTGTACCTTCTTCGAACGCTGTTGATGTGGTAGTAATAAAGTCCATTGCAGAAATTTTACCACTGCTTAAATCATCTTGAACACTTGATGTTGATTGACCTGTTGCTTGTGCATAAATCCCTACAGCGTTAATACCTGCATCTGTCAATCTGTTTAACTGTTCCATTTCAACTGTGCCTTTTGACATCATTTTACCTAAAGCATCTTGAACAGTTTCAAGCGTTTCATTAGTTCCATCACCATAAAAAGATACAGCATCAGCCCATTTACCAACTTCAGATGTAGCGTTTCCAATGCTCATACCTCTTGTGGTGAAGTTTTGAACAGCACTTGCAGCAGTATCTAATCCATATGCTGTGCCTTTGGTTATGGTTTTAAGTTCAGAAAGGGAAGCACTGGCTAAATCAGCACTACCAGTTACAGCAGTCATAGTTCTATTAAAGTTAGTCATTGTGTCCATTCTGCTTATTGCAGAATCAAGTTGACCTGTGACTAAACTTAAAACTTTTTGAACTACTGATAAACCTGCTATTGCTTTTACAAATGAAGAAGCTGATGTTTTACCTGTAGAAAGCTTTTGATTTAATGTTTCCTGATTATCGGCTGCTTTTTTGATTTGCTCTTGCGTTTCTTGATATTCAGCATTGACTTCATCTATAATTCGTCTTGCACTATCAATTTTGCTTGTATCAAACCCTTTGGATGTAGCAGAATCAACTTCATCAAGTATATCAATAGTTTTTTGCACTGAATTAATAATTCCTTGCATAGTTCCTGTCATTTTATCAACAATACTGATAGTTGTACTAATCGTTGCCAAGCACATCAACCCCTTTCATTATCGTTTTTTGGATTTCATTTTTTTAGCTTCCTTCTTTTCATTTTCAATGCGTATATCAATAGAAGCAATTACAAAAGCTTTTTCCTTTTGTGGTAACGCTGAAAATTCAGAAGGTAAGATATGAAATTTATGAAGACAATAATATGCATAAGTTGCTTCACTGTCTTCATTTATTAGTTTTTTGCTTCTTCAATATCATCATTTATATCAGTAAAGCCATTAAATTCAGTAATGAACTTTGCAAAATTTGCATATTCACCCGGATCATCAATCATTTCCATAATTAATGCTTCAGGTGTCATTACACCATAAGAATCTTGAAGTTCTTTATCATATAAATCAGGAAAAACAACTGATTCAGCAACTAATTTAGCTGTGTATTTAGTTCCATCAAGTTTTTCTTTGTACATATTAGGTTTACCTTTAACTGGTACTTCTCTTGTACAAGAATCCCTTAAATCTTCATTTCTTTTGGTAGTTAATGGCTTAATTTCCCAAAGTAGTGGGCTACCATCTTCATCAACTAAAGATTTAGTAGCCGGATAAAATGTGTTTTCTTTTACAATCTTATTTTCTTTTAAAAATCTGTTTAATTTTGACATAGTGAAATTATCCTTTCTTCAAATAAAAATGCCCCTAAATCGTTTTAGGGGCATATATGATGTGTTTAAATTATGCAAGCATACCATCAAGCATAGTAAATTCAGTTGGGATACTAAAATCTTCAAATGTGAAGTCCATATCTTCATCAAGATATTCACCATCAGCATCAAATTTAGCAAGAATACCATTATCAATGTTGCAATCTTGAAGAATTACAGTTTGCTTGCCTGCTGATGAAGATGGATCATTGTTTGTGATTTGAATATCAAAATATACATCTTCACCAGTATTCTTATAATTCAGTAACAACTTCCTAAAAATGCTTGTGTTATAATGAAAAGTTGCTGAACCACTACCTGACCAACCTGTGGCTTTATTACCTTTACCAGTTTTACCAAGAATAGGAACTTCAGTTTTATTCTTTTCAAAATTTGCTTCAAGGTTAATAGCCTGCATAAAATTATATCTTTTACCCTGAA